CGTTCCGTACCGGGGTAAGGGCGCAGGTCGCTGCTCAGTCGCTGGCCAACCGGGTGCAGTCAGGTGTCGGTCATGACCAGTACCTGGCTGATTCCTGGACCACGGGGACCAAGAGGCGCTGATGGCTCAGGGCACCGACACCGCCAACCACCCCAATCGCCAGGTTTATCCCGAGCGGTTCGGTCGGCCGGTCGAAACCACGGCTCGCCCGCTGGAATCGACCGGTGAGCGCCGTGCAGCGTTCTACGCCAACGTGGCCCAGCAGTATGGCTTCCGTGACGAGGGCGCGATCGTGAGCACCGGGCGTCCGAGATAGGAGTATCACAATGGCACGAGGCGTAGACACCGCCAACCACCCAGGCCGGAGCGGCACGCGTGAGGCGTACGAGGCGCATCGCACGATGATGAACGTCACCGGCAACTACACCCCGGCCAAGCCGTTCGTGCAGAACGACTGGCACAACGCCCCCAGGTCGGACGTTCCCAAGCCGATCGTGAAGAACGACTGGCACAACCAACCGAGATCGGACTGAATCATGGCTGACAAGAAGAGCAGCGCCAAGGGCGACAAGTTCGGCGGCAAGAAGGCCGCCCCGTTCGGCTCCAAGGACAAGGACGACAAGAAGTCGTCACCGAAGAGCAGGAAGTAGCGCAATGGCCCGCGGTCAGAACACAGCCGATCACCCCAACCGTCGCGTCGATCGCGAGTCGGTGCAGACCAAGGTTGGGATCGGTGGCCAACCGATCGTGGTCCAGCCACAGATCGGCACATCACCGGAGGGGCACCAGTACGTGGACATCGAGGCACCGCCCATCAAGACGTGGAACACGATGACTCTGCGGAGAACGCCTGGCGGCATGGTGCCCGAAGCGACGATGGGAGGCGGTCCCTCGGGGCCGATGCGGAGGCGCATGTCCTGATGCCCGCCGAACACGATCTCGATCCCCCGGCGATGAATGAACAGGAGCGCCGTGACAAGCGGAGGTACCATGCTGCCTTCGCGTTCGAGATGATGCACCCGGCGATCAGCCGTGCGCAGTTCGGCGGCGGGAAGGACGAGGAAGAGGGCGAGTCCGATGGCGACACGTGACAAGTTCGGCCCGCAGTTCGGCCCGCAGTTGCAGTTGTTCGCCTCGGCGGGGCAACTGAAGCGGAACCTCACGTACTCGGGCGATCAGAACATCCTGCACGGCTCCGGTGGTCCCGACACCGTGCGCGAGCCGATCGGTGCGATGTGGAAGCGCAAACTGAAGGAGTCACAGCAGCCCGTCGAGAGTGGTGTGCATGGTGCCGGTGTCTACGAGAGCATCTTGGAGCACGGCTACGACATCGAGAAGGGGCCGACCGTGTTCCACCGTGAGCAAAGCACCAACTCGTTCCAGGTAACCGACGCTCACCACCGCATCGCCGCCGCCGCTGACATCGAGCGGCTGACAGGGCAGCCGATCTGGATCGGCCTGAGGCACTACGATCGCAAGACGCTCATGGAGAACGTCGCCGCTCATCCGCCCAAGAGGCGTTCCCAGCAATGACCGTCAGCTTCTACCCCCCGAGCTATCGAGCGGCGGCGTCCGATCTGACGATCGCGATCAGCCCGCTCGGGCTGGTGGAGTTGGCCGACGAAGAGTTTGAGGTTCACGGCCCCAGGCTCAACCGGTATGCATCGAACTGGGCGTGGTTCCTGGGTTACCACTGGGCCTACAAGCGCGAGATTGGCGAACCGCAACTGACCTTCAACTGGGTCAAGGCGTTCTCCGAGTATCTCACCAACTTCTCCTTCGGCAAGCCGATCCACTTCCACTCGCCCGAGGCCACCGCCGCCATCATCCCCTACATGCTCAAGGAGGTGTGGGAGGTTCACAATCAGAAGATGGCCGTGCTGATGGAAATCGGCCAGTTGGGATCGGTGAGTGGTGATGTCTTCGTCAAAGTGGCCTACGAGGAACCGTTTGTTGATCCTGTTGGCGTACCTCAGCCAGGGAAGATACGCATCCTTCCGCTCAATCCAGCGTTCTGTTTCCCGGAGTTCCATCCGCACGACAGAACGAGGATGATCCGTTTCAAACTCAAGTACAAGTTCTGGGGTACGGCGATCGACGGTACGCGCCAGGTGATGACCTACGTGGAACTGATGACAGAGACGACCATCGAGGAGTACATCAACGACGAACTGATCGACGCACGGCCCAACCCGCTCGGTGTGATACCAGTGGCGTTCACACAGAACATCGCCGTGGCGTCGAGTCCGTGGGGCCTGGCCGACATCAACGACCTCATCTCGTTGAACCGTGAATACAACGAGAAGGCCACCGAAATCTCCGACATCATCAACTACCACGTCGCCCCTGTCACAGTCATCACAGGAGCGAAGGCAGCGAACCTGGAGAAGGGACCACGCAAGGTCTGGGCGATCAACAACAAGGACGCCCGCATCCAGAACCTGGAGTTGGAGACGAACTTCACCGGCCCGCTCGGCTACATGGAACTGCTCAAGCAGGCGATGCACGAACTGACCGGCGTTCCGGCCCAAGCCCTGGGCACGATGCAGCCGATCAGTAACACATCGGGTGTCGCCCTCACGGTGCAGTACCAGCCGCTGATGATGAAGCACGAGCGCAAGAAGGTGCAGTACACCCCGCTCTTCCAACACATCAACGAGTTGGTGATCCGGCACGCCTTCGTGTTCGCCCCCGACTTGGTGGTGTACAACCCCTACCTGTCAGCGATCGAGTTGAAGCCGGATCAGATGCCGGAACTCGATCCGTCCAACCCGGTGAGCTACCGGTCCTACGTCGATTGGCCGATGCCGATGCCGATGGACCGCCTGATCAAGATCAGCGAGATTCAAGCGCTCATGGCGATGAACCTGGAGAGCCGCAAGGGCGCGCTGCGTGACCTCGGCTACGCCTTCCCCGATCAGAAGATGCAGGAAATCTTTGAGGAGATGCTGGAGGACGCCAAGCAGTCCGGCGCGCTGCAGTTGGTGCAGAGCCAGATCGCGGCGTTCACGATGATGGCGACCGGAATGTCACCCGATGGTCAGCCGATGATGGCGCAGGATGCCGAGGGCAACCCGCAGCCGATGCTGGGCCAGGTCGATCCGCAGATGGCGCAGGAGCTTCAGTACATGGCCTACGGCGTGCATCCACCGGAGATGAGCGACTTCAACGAGCAGCCGCAGTGAGCCATTCGATAGCGTCGTATGCAGGGGCATAGCGACGTATCGGTCACGGTCGTGCTATAACAACAACCGAACACCCGGACAACCAACAGGGATATTCACCTATGTCGAACACGGAGAACCTCGGAGAGACGGGTCAGGGCTTCATCGCAGGTGGCAACATCACGCCAGCGGCGCGCGTCCCGGCCATCGACCCACAGGCACTACAGCAACCACCGGCACAGCAGGTGTCACAACCACTCGTTCAGCCACCGTTCCAGAACGGACAGCAGCCAACTCAGAATGGGCCGCAGTACCGCTGGACCGATGAGGACATCGAGCGGGCACGCCAGCAGGAGAAAGACAAGCTCTATGGGCGGATTGACGAACTGAGCGGCCAGATGCGCCAGTTCGCAACCGAGCGTGAGCAGGAGCAAGCCGAGCGGGATCGCTTGGCACAGGAGGCCGCCGAAGCCAAGCGGCTCAAGGAAGAGGGCGAACTTGAGGTGCGTGACCTCTTGGCCCGTCGAGAGACTGAGTGGCAGGAACGGTTCACTCAGTTGGAGTCGCGCTACGACAGCGACCGTGCGATCTTCGAGAAGGAGCGCGCGTTCGCCCAAGTGCAGGAGTACCGCCGTGATCGTGTCGAGCAGGAGGCAGAGAACATCTTGCCGGAACTGCGTGATCTGATCAGCGGTGACACTCCCGAGGCCGTGGACGCCTCGATCGAGGTGATGAAGGCGCGCACCGCGCAAATCTTCACCAACATGGCTGCCGCTCAGCAGCAGTTGCCGTTCCAACCCAGGGGGGCCGCGCCTACTGCACCCCCGGTAGGACCAATGGAACAAATGCCGTCGTATGAATCGTTGACCCCCGACGATATTCGGGGAATGGACATGGAAACGTATAAGAAGTACCGGGCACAACTCCTACAGGCGACCAATCCCAATCGAGGGAGAGGGCGCTAAGCGGCGCAGACCAACATCTGCCGGGGCGGTAACACATCGCCCCCCGCCATAAGGAGATAGCACATGCCCACAGGCGCACAGCTTGGTGGCGAGCTTCCCGTCGTATCCGGCATCACCGGTACCACTCGTCTGGCGACGGGTGGCGCGTACTCCCAGTACGTCGAGCCTGTCGGTTACTTCGGCACGTCCGCCATGGACAACACAGGCGCTGGTTACGGCGCAAGCGTTGCCACCGGTTCCACGATGATGGGTCCTGCGATCCAGACCATCTGGAGCAAGGAAATCCTCTTCCAGTCGATGCCAGTGCTCAGATTTGAGCAGTTCGCAGTGAAGAAGACGGAACTGGGCACGATGCCTGGACTGTCCGTGAACTTCATGAGGTATAACAACCTCCCCATCCCGGCTGGGCCACTGATGGAAGGCGTCCGCATGAAGACGCACGCCATCACGGCCAACCAGTACGCGATCACGGTTGCCGAGCAGGGGTTCGCCGTCGCGGTGTCGGAGTTGCTGCTGAACGCCAGCTTCGATGACATCATGGCCTCGGCGTCTCGACTGCTCGGGCGCAACATGGCGCTGTACATGGACAACCAGGCGCGTGACACACTCGCTCGTGCGTCCTCGGTGGTGCTCGGCTATCAGAAGCCGGGTGCGATCAACACCGGCTACGGCGTCTACGAGCCTGGCACCCCGGCGACCACCATCGCCCAGGTCGTGGCCTCGGGAACGACGGCCACGATTGCCGACGACTACTTCCTCACACCGCACGCCGTCAAGGATGCGGTCGAGGTGCTCTCGGCCAAGAACATCCCGCGGCTCGGGGAGACGTACGTGTGCTTCATCCACCCGCACCAGTCGCGCCGTCTGCGTGACACGCCGGAGTGGATCGAGGTCACCAAGTACGCCGCCCCCGGCAACTTCATGCTCGGGGAGATCGGGCGTCTCAACGACGTGGTGTTCATCGAGACGACGCAGATCAGCGCGCCGTACTCGCAGGTGGCACTCGACGCCGTGGACGCCTATCCGGCGCTGCCCGGTGGAGCGCATACCACGGCTAACCCGGCTGCCGTCGATTGGCGTGGCAACGCACTCGGCCTCAACGAGGCGCAGCGCGCAGCGTTGGCGGCTGGTACTGCGGGAGGCACGCTCCCGGCCGGTGCTCCGCACGCTGGCCTCACCAGCTACGACGAGTTGGCCGACGCCTATGCGGGCATCGACCAGGACCCGACGACGGCAGGCTCGACCGAGACGCAGGTCCCGGTGGACATCTTGCCGCAGTACGGGCGGCCGACGCCTGGGTGGGGCGAGCCGTGGGGTCCGTACACCGGAGCCGGGTCTGGCGTCTTTGAGGCGATCATGCTCGGTGACAATGCCTTCGGGCATGCCATCTCGCTCCCTGTCGAGCTTCGTGACGGCGGCGTGCTCGACTTCGGTCGTGAGCACGCGCTGGCGTGGTACTCGATCTGGGGCTGGGGCGTGGTCACCGATTCGTCCGTGGTGAAGATCATCACCAACTGATCGTTGGAGGGGGTGGGACCCCAACTCTCACCCCCTCCTTCGTCCGATACGGAGGTATCACAATGAGCATTGTCGCGGTCCATGGACCATACACATTCGGGTCCAAGGGCGTTCAGGAAACCGGTCCGGTGATTGGCGTCGTGGACCCGGCCAACGGTCTGAAGTGGGACTTCAGACTGGATGCCACAACCACCCGCCCCGACCAGGACTTCTCGTGGGCGTTCCCAACCGATGGCACGCCGACACCTCAGGTGCTGGCCGATCCCGCCGTGGTCACCTATGCCACGCCTGGTGCCAAGACCGCCACGTTGACGGTCACCAACGTCGCTCGCACCGTCAGCAACAAGGCGCTGACGAACAACGTCGCCACGCTCACCACGACAGCCACACACGGCTTCAAGGTCGGCCAGACGGTCGTCATCACTGGTGTCGATACCGTGTTCAACGGCACCTACGTGATC